AAACCTTCACCTGTACCTGCTGCAACTGCTTTACCCCATGCTGTTGCTGCGAGCTTAGCCCCTTGTAATGCAGCTATACCGCGTGATACAGCAAGGGATGGTACTAAGTAGCCTGATGATTCAATAGCAGCACCAAAGCCAAGTGCAGGGTTATCCATTACCTTACCAAAGGCGTGTCCCATAATATCTAAGTTTTCACCTAATGACTTATCCCAACTGGTTTGGTATTTATCCATCATCTGTGTGTAGGCTTGTTTATAGTCATCTTCAAACTTAGACTTGAATGCTTCTAACTGTAGCGGACTAGCACCTTTATTAGCTAAGTCTTGATACTGAAGGTAGAACTGATTAGTCCATTGGTCTTTAAAATCTTGTATTTCTTTTTCGCTATAGCCTGTATTTAATTCTGCTTCTTGCTTCTTACGAATATCACTGTAACCAAGTTCACCTAATGTTTGTTTGGCTTTACCAATGTTAAAACCAAGATTGTCATTTAATAGCTTAGAGAATTGACCATACTCTTGAATATCGGGTGGAGCAACATAGTTAGGTGCAACTGTACTACCAATTCCCCTAGCTATTCCAATTAAACCTTCAGCAGCAAATGCACCCGCATCTATAGCACTAATACCTGTTTGAGCTAAGGTCATTGCAGCTTTAGTAGCATCTACAGCAGTATCACCTGCATAATCATTAAGAGTTTTATTGACGTACTGAGGCTGTAGCTTAATATCTGCATACTCGGCAGCTAGGCTTGGAGTACCTGCCCTAAGATAGCTATAGTTCTCATCTTGTCTTTGTGCTGCTTCTACGTATTTTAAAAATGGATTCTTAGACATTAGTTGTTACCTAAGTAGTTTTATCAATAACTTAGTGTAACTATAAAATGATAAGTATGTAAGTACTTACTTATTAGTTAAAAATAAAACACTTTTAATACACCTATAAGTTAAGGTAGGATTACTTAAACCAAAGGAGATATATGTATGAATAAAAAAGATAGGATTGCTATAGTGATTTCAGTATTTTTACCCCTGTTTACAGGCAGTATAAATACTGATGATTTTTTTATACCTTCCCTAATTGCAATAAGTATTTACTGGTCTTATAGATTTATTAAGAATGACATTAGCTTTTTAAAAGTTAAAGACGAGTAACTAAGCATTACTCGTCCGTTGTATTAGCGAAGGTTAAGGCTTCCACTGTGTTTAGCAGTTTGGGGATATACTGCATTTGGGTCACTAAACAAACCTCTACCTTCTGCCTTAGCATTTGCCTCAACAGTTTCTAATCCTGTAAAGTAGTTATTGTATTCTCGATACAACCATGCTGCACCTGCGCGTATAAGCTCAGTGGATACATTAGCCCCTTCTACCTCAATCTGACATATATCTCTACCGTATAAACCAGGCTCGTTAGGGTCTCCATTAGCGGCTTTAACTATACGAATAGAGATTTCCTTATTCAATATCATTTGCTGTAGTTTCTTACGTGCCTCCTCTCCATAAGGTTGCCCTTTTTTTCCGTGTTCAGGGTGAGGAGTTTCAGGTGCATCAACACTATCAATCCTACAAAGCACACCACCATTTGCTTTAATACCTTTAGTAGCGTACTGCTTACTGGTAGCCTTGAAAGTATCCCCATCCTCTATAAAGGTAGCAACAGCTTTATATTGAGGTAACTTAGCAACCATAGGGTTCATAGTTACGACTTCAACAGGCTTACCCCACGGCACATTAGGCATAGGTACGGGATCTTTACTTGGTACACTCTTACCTGTACTTAAGTTAATACTAAGATTATTTTCTTTAACCTTGTAAGCATTTTGAGACTCTACAGGCACTAAAGGGTTTGGTACAGGTGTAACAGCTTTAGCAAGCTCCTTGAGAGGTGTAGTGGAGAATTGCTTCTGTACTTCAGCTTGCTTTTCTTCAAGCTTTGCGCCTGTTAACCTAACCAAAGCCTCTTGATTCATACGTTCAGCTTGCTGCTTCTCAGCAGGTGTAAGCTCTCTTGGTTTAGTTTCTTCAGGTTTAGCTGTTAGTGCAGGTGTTACAGGAGGCCGCCCATTTTGCTTTAGTGCTGCTGCTGTTAATCTTGCAAGAGCAGCAGCTTCCATACGTTGTTGCTGTTCTTGTAAAGAATCAGTAGAAGTAGGGGTACTATTTTGCACACTGGGAACTATTTCTGTAGCTTTTCTTTTAATACCTCCTGAACCCCTTCCAGGTGAGGGTCTATACACATTACTATAGTCAGCTTCAGGGGCTACATCTGTTGGTTTAATTAAATCATCAACTGGCTCTTTGTTAACTGATCTATAAATAAACTTATCTACAAACTGTTCTTTAGGTAGTGTACTTCCGCTAGATTCATACAAGCTTTCAGCCATATTCTGTAAAGGTGTACGTATGTTAGTACGATACATCTCATACTCATTCATACCCACATTACGTGCAGCCTCTACTGGGTCACGAGTACCTGTCTGAATCATTTGCTGTCTCACAGCATCCCTGTATAAAGGTATTTTTTGTGAGTACAAATAATCATTCTTTTGTGTTTCTACTTTATCAATAGCAGCTTTAACAGCCTTTTCAGCTTGCTCTGTTGCACTTCCTGTATTAAACACATTACGCCCAAGCGCGTTTTCATTCATTATTGTGGTATATGCTATATCTGCAATAGCAACTTGCATTTTACCAGGTAATTTTGCAGTTTTAGGGTCTGTGCTTAGAATGGTCTTAATATTGTCTAAATCTGTGTCAGACCTAACATAACTATTTTTACCCTCCCACCAAGTTTCTAATGAATCTGCTACTTTTGGATCACCCGATGGTTTAAGTAAATCAGAATTATAGGCTGCATCAATTTTATCTATACCTGATAATAGTAATAAAGCAGGATTTTTTTCGTTTTGTTTTGCACGTCTCTCTGCTTCTGCCTTTGCTGCGACTGCTTCAGCCTGTAGCTTGTTAGTACGGGCGTTCATTTCTGCTGTTGCAGCATTACGATCAGCAATCAGCATACCATGTCTTGTTACCTCAGGGGCAAGATTGGCATTCTCTACAGTTGCATTGTAGGTAGCATCAAACAATTTACGGACGTTATTCTGATTGAGAATAGCTCCTTCACCCTGCACATACTGTTGATACGCACTAGGGTCAAACGCATTTGCATCTACAGCAGCTTGCTTTAAAGCATCACGTTGTTCAGGGGGTGCTGCCAGTATTTTATTGGTGAACTCTTTTGTGAGTTGATTTTTTCTCCCTGTATCTAGGTTAAATTGATTAGTGTCTATAGACACTTGGTTTGCTTTACGTGATAACAAAGAATCGTAAGCTTTATTAACTAACTGTGCTTTAGCTAAAGCATCATACTCCCCTGCCATATTCCCTGTTAGTTTAGCTAATCCAGTTTGAAACCCCTCAGACTGTAACTCTTCAGGTGTCTTAGCACTATTAATGTAGTCCTGTAATATGGCATGATTCCTGTTACGGACTACCGTTTGGTAGTCCTTAGCAGTATCTTTCAAGCCAGCACCAGCATCTTTAAGACTAGCAATGGCTTGAGCAAAGAGACTGTTACTCTCATCTAAATTGGGTGCAGCAACATTGTTCCAATTAATAACCATGTTACTTCACTCCGTATTTAGCCATGTAGTCTGCAACACTCATAGCATTTGTAGGGTCAGCACTAACCCGTACTCTCTGAGCATTCTCTAGCTGTGCATTGGTAGTGTTCTTAGATGCTTCATAATTCTTAGCAAAGGATTCCTTCTGGAAATTCAGATTATCCTTACCTAACTTAAGTAATTTGTACGCACTGATTGCACCTAATGCTGAATTGAATACACCAAGACCTGTATTGATTTTATCAGTCATGGGTGTGCCACCAGTAGGGGGTACAGGTGGTTGCCAATTGAAAGGTTTATCATCGCCTACAAGATTCATTCTGCCGTCAAACTGTGCATGGTTTGTTGGAGCATATAACTTTGGTTGATTAAGCGCAAAACTCATACTTTGGTTACTGGGGATATAACCACCTGTATTTATTAAGTTAGGTAAAGCACCCATTAAGTACCCGTTAACACTACTGGATTGTGGGTAAGCACCATTACGCTGTAATTCGCTCATCACTGTCACCTCTCTGAGATTGGTTTAAAAGCTGCTGTAAGTTTGGGGGTTGCATCATTATCTCAACGTAGTTGGAGACAAATCCCTGTAATGTTTCAATGACATTCATTGAGCCTTTTGCCATGAAATCATCAGGAGATTCCCCAAGTGTTATGAACACTTTACTACGGTCATTCGATACTAGCAACTCTAATTCCAACGGTATTAACGGGTCGCCTAGCAGCTCTTTAGCTTTGTCTAATGCTGCCTGTTTCTTTTGGGCTTCAGCAGAGAATGCACTGGCCTCTTGCTGTAGTTTCTTGTACTGGAACTCATAAGTCTTTGCAGCAATCTGGAAGGCAGTTATGGATACACTCATTAACTGAACCGCAGTTAAGTTCAATAACTTAACATCAACGCTACCTCTCAATGCCCCTAAGATAAATGAAACTGCTGCTACAAATGCTGCAAACTTACCACTGATTATCCCAGTCTTAACCAGCTCTGTGATAATGATATTAATGAGTGCGCCTATAGCAATGTTAGTTACGAGGTTTACTAAGAAAGCCCCAATACCTCCAGCAGCACCACCAGAAAACACGGTGATAGCCACAGCAACAACTACCATGATTACCTTGAATGCACCTCTCTGATACCACTTGGTTTTAATAACTTTGGTAAGGTTAATCACAAGATAGAGACACTTGTTAAACAGTATCTCTTTCTCATTGCTGGTCATGTGAGGTAATGCAGACTTATCTAGTGGAATAATCAAGTTCTCTTCAGTACCCACAGCACTTGTGGAATACCCTGCAAATGAGTGAGTACTTACAGCACCAAATACTTTAACCTCTTTATAAGTGGTCAGACTATCTTGGTAACGGTAAACATGATGTGCAGGGGTAAGTACTATGCCTCCCATGTAAAGAGCACCTCTACCTGTACTTGGGGCATAGTGAGTATCAACGTATGTCATTCGGTCATTTATGTACTCAGTGTTATAAGTACCTACCGCACCAATAGTGCCTGTGACTGTCGTAACATTGACTGCATTGAAACCAATATAATTAGTGTACTGAGTATCTTTAATCTCAAGTACCTTACCTATTCTTGCACCTGTACCTGCTAACGCGCCTGTGGTGACATTTGTAGTTAACTCATCGAATATCTTAGTCCAGTAGCGGTATTGGTACTCAGTGATAACAGGGTCACTGGTATTCATGGGTGCAGCTATCATTAAGAATATCTGCCTTACATCGTCAATATCAGCAATGGATGAATGGAGTTGTGCACTCCAATCTACCCAATCAATACCCATTAACTTAGCCAGCTTCTTACTGGATTTATACTCATCTGAACTGGTGCTGAGAGTCTCAGGTAAGCTCTGACTGTTTAACCGAGCATACAATCTAGGGTAGAACTCTCCCGTAGAAGCAGACATTTCAAATAACTCATCAAGAGCTGAAATAGTCCCAGAACCGTATTGATAAGTTAAGTAAGCAATGTGTGTTACTGCGCCTACAACGTAGGTGTAGCAAGCATGAATGTAGTCATACTCTTGTACGAAATCCTCACTACCACTGATAGTAATAGGAGGCTCATCTGCTTCAGAAGGTGGAGTGATAACAGCACTAGGAATGTAATCCAAGAAGTCGAAGGTAATGTCTTCAGTATGCACAATTTCGGTAATGGTTTTATCCGTACCCACTGTAGCAGGTGAACCATTGGTGTACGGAACAGTCTTATCTAAGCCAGCAGATGTATTCGCTGCTGCATCCTCAACGATTGTTTTAACCACATCACCTGCGGTAAGTGCAGTACCAAAGGTATATGTGAAGTACCCATTAACGTCTGCGGTTACTGTTGCAGTCGGCACAGTGTTTACAAGTATTTGTACTGAACTATCTTTCTCAGCATATCCATCAATACTTATCGTGCTTAAGTTATTAACTACTGCATCAGGAGGGTCTGTCACATCAGGGATAACTTCAGCGTACTGATAAGATACTTCTGCATAAGCATCAAGCTCATCCGTGTCCACATCAGGAGTAACGAAAGCAGCTTCTAAGTCTTGGCTTCGTGTAAGGCACTCTCCACTCTCCATAGAGTAACCATACTGGTCAAGTGTTGAACCAGTCTCAGTACTTTGGATAGTAGCAGAACCAAAGACTAATTTACCTGTCTGAAGGTAACACGGGAAACCATGAAGTGTGGTGAAGTAAGCCAATTCATTAGTTGTAGGGTTATATCCATAAGCATCTTCTAGTTTCTTCCACAAGAAGTGCTGATAATTGGCATCACCAATGAACGCATAAACCATAGTCACTGTATGGCCTGATGTTGCATCAAGATAGGCTTTGACTGCGGTAGATAGGTTTACCCCTTGTACTGTAGCTTCCCCTGCCGTTGGCAAACCATAAGCGTAGTTATCAGCATCAGCATAGTTGTGTGCTCGTTGACACCTACGCGGTAAGGCGTTACTCCCATACTGAATCATGTAATCCGTTAAGGACTTATCATTCACAGAGGCAGAGGTTTTACCTGCATTCTCTAAAATATAATGCAATGTAGCTACTTTAGAAGACAGGACAATATCATCATTGCCAGACATACGCTGAATAGTTGTGTATGCCTTAGTCTCCTTCTTACCACTGAAGATACCCATGCTTATGTGATACCAGCAAGTAACGCACCCACAGCCGTAGCAATGTGACTATCTGCTAAATTGTTAGTGGCAACAGATTGCCCACCATCAGTATTCTGACGTACAGCCCATGTCTCAATCATTATCTTAGCCGCTTTCTGTTCAGCATCACGTAAGTAGTTTTTAGTTTGCTGTTGCATCAAGGCATTCTGTACACCCATGACTGAACCTGCTGCTGGAGCACCTGCTGTCTGAACTGTTTCAGTTATCTTCTTCTGAATGTACAAGTCTGTCTGTGCATCCACACTCGCAGTCTGAGCCACTGTATTACTTAACTGGGCAGGCAATACATTTGCAGTTGTATAGGTTACTTGAGCAGTCTGTGCAGTCGTCCCTGCGGTTTGTGCAGTCAGTTGAGCCAACTGTGCAGGCAATAAGTTAGTTGTGGTGTAAGTTGCTTGTGCAGTCTGTGCTGTTGTTTCTGCAATCTGTGCGGTCAATTGAGCCAACTGTTTAGGTAATAAGTTAGCAGTTGTATAGGCTACCTGTGCAGTCTGGGCAGTTACTTGTGCTTGGTTTAGTTCTAGCAATGCTACTTCTTCAGGTAACTTTAAAGCTACCTCTGCATTAACTTGGTTGGTTTGAGCAGTAACCTGACAAGTTTGTGCATCAGTCAAATGCCCTTGTTTGATAGTCACTACAGTATCAGTAGCTATCTTATTATTCTGTGCGATTAACTGATCTTGGTTTAGTTTAATTAACTGAACCTCTTCGGGGAGCTTATTAACAGTCTCATATATAAGCCTGTTAGTTGTAGCTTCAATTTGAGCTTGTTGACTACTTAAATTAGCTGTTTGTTGGGTTATTTGTGCTTTTTCAGTTGGTTTAATATCTGTTAAATCATAAGCTTTTAAAGCTGTTTCTGCTTGGATATTAGCTACTTCAGCAGGCATTCTTGTTTGAACTGTGTATAGCTGAACTGCTACTTGTTGCTGTAGTAAAGCTAACTCTTGTGGTTTAAGTGTTGTTAAATCATATTCAACTAAATCAGCTTGTGCTGTTTTTAAAGCTAAATCTTGTTGAGCAATGCTTAACTCTACTGGCTTAATGTTAGTTAACTCATAAGCCAATAACTCAGTCTGTTTAGTTTTATTAGCAACTTCACTTGGTAGTTGGTAATCAGTCACATAATCTGTTTGGCGTATAGCAGCAGTAATTTGATATTGCTGTTTCTGAGTTAAATTAATCTGTTCTTGTAACAACTGAAGCTCTAAAGGCAACTTAGCTTTACTAATAGCATATTGTGCTGCTTGGGCTAGGAAAGCTGTAATAGCCTGAGAGTACACAGTAGCATACGCTGTGCCTGTAATACGATTGCTGTTAAATTCACGGTCTAAGTGTAAACGTAATGTTTGGAGTAATACATCAAATACTCCCTTACCTGTTAGTGTACCTTCAGTTAATTCATCAACATTAAAACCAGTTGTGATTGAGGTATTATCAATAGGTGTAGTAGTCATGTATTACTCCAACTTACTTATTACGCAATACTATTACGAGCTTGTTGTGCTTTAGCTAAATCTGCTAATTCTTTAGCAGTTAAAGGAGGCAACTCTTTAATACCAAAAGCAGGTACTAAACGGGATTCAGGTGCTTTGTCACGAGTCTCAGGGATTGTCATACGCATTTGGCGTTCTTGAATTTGATTAAGCAATACCTCTTCTACGTGGGTAGGATAACCAAAGGGAACGAACCGCTTAACATTCATAATACGATTAGCAACTTGGAACACTTCACCGTGATAGTCACGCTTAGAGGTGTCCATTGAAGTAATAATTACACGCTTTAAAGCTAAGGCTTCAGCACGAATTTGTTTGATTTTATCTGCTTTGGATAACACAGGAACTACCTGTTCAGTAGCAACACTTAAACCTTCATCAGCATTAAGATGGTCTGCAATACGTTGTTGTAACGTAGCAGCAGAGATGTTGGGGCTATACTTAATACCCAAATCATCTGCCTGTTCTTTTAGCTGTTCTAAAGATACTGTCATTTATAAATCCTCGTTAATAAGTGCGTACCTACGTAAGTAGGTACGCACATAGTATTACATAATACCGACTGTTTTGATTAAGGCAATACGCTCACCACGTAACAACATGAAACCGTAGTACCACTCGATAGACATAAAACCAGTTTTACCATAAGGATTATCTAAAGAGTATAAGTCTTCAGGCTTCTTATGGACAGTTTTAAACTTACTGGATTTACCATCAGTATTGAAACCAATAGTAGTAAAGGATTCACTACCTACAACTAAGATAGGTAATACATCTAACTTACCGTTAGTGGCGTAGTGTGTGCCTGAAGAATCAGCACCACCTTGACCTACAAACTTTACCATGTCAGGGACAATGATAAAGCGGAAGTCACCAATACTACCACGCTCACCTGTCAACACTGTAGTACCTGCTGCATAGGACTCTACAGGCTTCCATGCAGGATTACTGTGTAGGTCTTCCATTGCTTCAAGGGTAGGAATTAACTCCGAACCACAGTAAGCAATACGACAAGAAGGCACTACTTTAGTGTCAGTTAAACGTGTACCTGTAATGATTTTGGTTTCTTTAGGGCAACGGTTGTTATCCAAATCAATGGATAATTGTTGCAAATCTTTGTAAACCAAAGCATCAGCTTCATCTAACGTAGCATTGGAAGTTGCATTACCTGTGTAACGGATAACACCTGCATTGGTAATCAAGTCAACCATTAAGGCATCTTCGGTGATTTTCATAGCAGCATTAACGGTTTCACGGTTAAGGTGCATCATCAAATCAGCATCAGTATCAAAGTTTAAAGAATCAGTGGAGTAAGCACTATGGAAACCAAAGTTTTCAAAAGTACCTTCTAAGTCTTTGCGCTTGAAACCAACACGGTTAACTTTACCTGCGGTTTCACTTAACAATGGCAACTTACTGGGAATATAGCCAATATCTTTCGATGAGCCATATAAGTTACCCGAACCTTGATAAGCCTGTGCGCCAATGTTTAAAGCTAAAGCAGCATCTTTCTTGGTGCTGTTAAGGTACTTAACAGTTAAAGAACCAGTCAGTGTAACAGGGGTATGAGTAGCACCTGCTGTCCCTGCGGCTGCTACTGTACGAGCAGAACCATTACTGTCAATGTTGTTATTGATAGCTGCAACAAAAGCTGCTGCTGAGGCATTTAAAACAGAGTATGTAGCACTTGGATAACGTACAAACCATTCAGTATTCGCAATGGTTACACCTGCGGCATCAATACCTTGATCGTTAATGTTCTGTGCATCAAGTAAAGGAATGTAATGGTACTTCTTAATGGTTTTACCCATGTTTTTAGGCATGGAAGTAACATCAGCTAATTGACCGAAGAACTGTTCGCGTCTAGCTTCAATGAGAGCCTTACGGTCATAGTAATGGGTATTAAACTGAGTACCAATATCAGAAGCAGTACTAGGAGGTGCATTATAAGTCTGAGTCATTTTTCATATTCCTAAGCAAGCCCTTGTGCTGCGAGTTGTTTCAAAAACTCATCATCACTTAAGGCAGGAGAATTAATAGGGATTGGACGTGTACTTGCTGTTGTTTGGCGAGGAGGTGCAGCACTTTTACGTGCATCTGCAACAGGTGCTTTGACTGGTGGAACTACAACAGGCACAGGGGGTTGAGCTACAGGGGCAGGTTGATTAGCTGCTATTAATTTACGCTCAACTGCTGTGTATGCCTCTAAGTCTGATAAACCCGTTAATCTACCGAGTGTACGTTCATACTCCACAACCTGAGCAATCTTAGCGTATGTACCATTAGCTATTTGAGCATCAATAATACGAATTACTTCAGGGTGTTGTACAAGAACATTACGACTAGCTTCATCCCACTGATTACCTACCACTTGGATGGTCTGTGCAAAGGTAGGGGATGATACTTTTAAGTCTTCAAGCACACTGTCTAACGCATCATTAGTAACAGGTACTTGAGGCTGTGTAGGTACATACTTATCAGCTTGTCCAACATCAAAACCATATAGGTCAATACCACTATCTTTAACAATCTTGGCAATGGCTTCAGGTTTATTCTGTTTAATATCAATAAGAAGAGCTAAGTCTTCATCACTGATACTATGCTGTGTCATTACCGCTTTTAACTGCTTGAGTGGTTTAAGCTCTTGCATCTTGCGGTTGTAGTCTGTACCCATTTGCATTAGCTTAATAGCATCATCAGGGTCAGTAATTTGAATCTCTCGACCATTGGCTTTAAAGGGCTTAGTCAGTTTTTCATAAAACTCTTGATGATTAACTGTTGAAGCTTCTGCTGCGGTAGTTACTTCTTCGTTGGGAGTACCAGGTGTACCTTCGGGTGCTTTAGTTGTAGTAACAGTAGTCGCTTCAGGTACTTGAGTTTCTGTAATAACAGGCTGAGTTTCTACAACTTCAGGTGTTGTTACAGCTTCTTCAGGCTGAGGCTCTACTGGTAAAGGTTCAATAGCATTAAGAAACTCATCATCAGACATTGCTGCTAATTCATTTTCTTGATTAGAGGTGTCTGTTACTTGGGCTTCTACTGTCATAGTTATTCCTCGTCTTCTTCATGTAAATAACTCTGAGCTTCAATAATATGTTGATTGGCTTCAGAGCCTTTTACGGCTAGGTCGTGTAAGAACTTCTTTAAATAACTAATTGCATTTAACTTATCTATCACTGCACTATATTCAGCACTGGTTTTATCTAATTCAGCTAACTGATAAACCAATGAAGAAACTTCATCAGTAAATAAGTGAACATCAAAAACCTTATGAAAAGCAGGCAGAACTTTTAACTGTTCTACCGCTTCCCCTAGTTGTGCCTCTTCACGGTGTTGAGCTAATAAGCTATATACAGTGTTACTCATTTAATTAAGTACTTACATATTTATTTAAGTAAGTAAATTAAATAGGGTTTTGGTTAGTTTGTCTAGTACCTTGAAGCTCTGCGTCAGCCATACTCTTCAATATACCTGCATTATGTTGAAATTTCTGTGATGCCATAGCTTGCTCACCCTTCACATTTTCTAGGTCTAAGGCACTTTGATTGGTTAAAGTTTGCTTCTGTAAATCACGTACATGGTTTTCACCTGTCTGCTCATTCACAAACTTCTGTGTCTTTAAGTCTGCATCACCCTGCATACTCTCTGCACGAGCTTGTTCAACAGCAACCTTAGCACCTTGTACTTGTGACTTAGCAGAAGCCTCTTGAGCTTCAGCATTAAGCTTGGCAATCTCAGCTTGTAGCTTGGCAATCTCAAGTTGTTGTAACTGCTCTTGCATTGGGTCAGGTTGAGGTTTGTAGTTCTCAATCTTATACGCTAAATCAGGCATCTTTTTCAGGTGGGCAATCTCAGTAAGGATAATCTGCGTTAGC